GCTGGTGATTGCGTCGCGATCTCGGGTGTCGGGGTCATAGTCGTGTCTCCTGAGCGGCCCAGCCCACGGTCTCGTGCAGTTGGTCGAGGCTGAACGACCGGTCCATCTGGGGCACGATTATGCGGCTGGGCTCGGGTGGCGGCGCGGCAAGCTCCAGCCGCGCAGCGCCCTCCATGAACGCGTCAGCGGCGTGGCTGGACCAGTTGTGGTCGGGCTCGCTGCTGAAGATCTTGGTCTCGGCGTCGTACTTGTAGCTGTAGTCGCGCAGCGCCATGAGCAGGGGCTCGCACGCCTCGGCGTTGCTGATGCGCAGGTTGCTCTTGAGCATCATCCGGCCGGCGTTGATGCTGTCCTTCTTCTTGCGCAGTTCGTTGATGCGCGTGTCGCAGCCCTTCCACGGGGGCGACTGCAGGAAGGTCTCGATCACCGTCTTCTTGCTCTGGAAGGTCTTGGCGCGCGCGTCGTGCGGCAGGATGATGGTGCTGGCCTGGGGCTGGTCGCGCAGCCGCTCGATCCAGTCCTCGGCATCCATGCCGGTGCCCTCGTCGTAGTGGAATATCTCCCAGCCACCACGCAGCCTGCGCCACCACACGAACGCGGCCTTGTCGCGGTAGCCGATGTCACTGGTGACGAAAACGTCGAACGGGTCGCCCCTGGTGCTGACCTCGCACACCGCGCCGCGCTTCTCCAGGGCCTCGATGTAGCGCCCGAAGATGGCACCGACGTTGGCCGCGCTGAAGTCGCACAGGTACTCTTGCCGGAACAGTTCGTCCGGCATCTCGCGCTGCTCGCTCGCCAGCACGTCCTCGCTGATGTGCTGGGTCTGGTAGCTGGTCAGGTGCGAGTGGAACCACGACGCGTCGCCCTTCGCCAGCTGGCACAACTTGTGGAAGTCGTTGTAGCCGCGCGGCGTGCTGATGTGGATGGCCCAGCCACCGTTGCCGGCCAGCATGGGCCTGAAGAAGCTCCACGCCCTGGGGTCGTTCTGCGCCGCCTCGCTGAAGACCAAGCCGAAGGGGTTCGCGCCGACGAGCGAGTCGTAGTAGTCGCTGCCGACAAGCTGCCACAGGCCGCCCGTCTTCAGCTTGATCTTCATCTCCGTCTCGTTGGTGCTCTCGCGCATCGGCAGCGGGATGGCGACATCAATGATGCGCCGCCCGTCGTTGTCGTACGCGTCCCAGAGCACCTTCCTGGCCTGCTTGTGGTTGGGCAGCAGGTGGAAGTACATGCCTGGGCGCTGCACCATCTCCTTGACGGTCTGGTGCAGCGCGGTGAGGTCCTTGCCGAAGCGGCGAGGCCAGCACACCGCAGCGCGCTTGCCGCCAGCGTCCATGTAGCGCATCAGGTCGGCCTGCGGCGGCCTGGGCGTGAAGCCGTTGGGCAGGGTGATCTGGGTCACGGCGCGCGCGGCAGTGGGAAGGCCTGCGACGCCACCTTACCGCACACCACCACGTCACGGTAGTGGCACGCGTCGCCGTCCTGGCAGGGACAGGTGTCGTCCTGGCCGATGCATGGCGTGTAAACAGGCCGCGCGCAATCACCCGTAACGAAAGTCTGCCCCGGCTGGGCTGGTGCGTAGCCCTGGGCGCGTGCCGTCAGGCCTGCCAGCAGGTTCATGCCAGCTTGTTGATGGTGATCTGCACCGGGCCGCCCGCGTCGCCCACCAGTTCCTGGCGCGCCAGCTTCGGTACGTGGTACTCGACCACCGACTGGAACATGGCGAAGGCTTTCTCGGGCTGGGGGGCCACGAGGTACTCGCCCGGCTTGTCCTTGGCAGGCACGCCGTTGGCGACATCATCGAGCCAGCCCACCAGCCTGTGGGCGTTGCCGTCGACGAAGGCAGCGATGGCCTCGCGCGCCGCCATCGTGGCCTTGTTGGGCACGCCAGCGACGCGCCCGCCTGTTTTGGGCTTGCGCCTACTGGCGCCTACTGTAGACGTGCTCATAGCGCCGCACTGTACACCCGTCCAGCCACAACATGCAACTGGCCGGCGAAGGCCTCGCGCGCGCGCGCGCGCACACGATACGGGGTTAGTTTTCATGTCTCTATGTCTCTTATAGAGGGGCCAGCCCCCAGAGATAGGACAATAGGACACGAGAACCACACCCGTATCGCGCGCGAGGTTGTCACTTCCTGGCCGCGATCTTTGCGTCGTGCGCGAGGTTGCGCGCGTAGGCCAGCCTCGCCGCCTTGGTGTTGCAGTACGCCGGGTAGGTCACTTTGTGCTGCGCCGCGCGCGCCTCGTTGATCCGGCGCAACGCCTCGACGTTGTCTGCCTCCTCCTTGGCGATGGACACCTCCAGCCGCGTGATGGCGTCCTGCAGCGGCCGCACATAGCCCTGCAGCCTCGCAAGCTGGGCGCGCTTGTTCGGCAGGTTCGTGTCGGTGTTGGCGGTGATGGTCACTTTCATGGGGTGCTCCAAACAGTTGAGGGGGTGGGGATAGTACCACCGCGTGAAATAGTGCTTGCACTGCTGTAGCCGCAGGCTCCATAATAGAGGCCTGACCCCTCACCCACCAACCACTGAAAGCTGAAACCATGAACACTCGCACAATCCTCGGCGCTGCCATCGCTCGCAAGCTGCTCTACATGCTCGCCACCGACAAGAACGTCTGGCTGGTCGAAGCTGGCCTTAGCCTGCACGCCCGCCGCACCAAGGCAGGCACGCTGGTCGTCAGCCTGGGCGCGGTCGCCGCCGACCACCCCGACGTGGACCCGCAAGTTCTGCACCGCATGGGCGTCAACCGCGCTTACATCCGCACCACCGCAGAGGTCTCAGCGGTCAACGTGCTGATCTCGGGCTACTGGCTCAAACTGCGCGCCATGCTGCCGCTGCTGCGCGCGCAGCGGGCCCTTGAGACCCTGTGCGACACGCGCGTGGTGCCCGAGTCGTGGGACGACGCTGCCCCGATTGCCAACACCCAGATGTACGACCAGATGACCCAGACCGACATCGACGCGTGGACGCCCATCGTCGCCGCCCTGCCCCTGAAGTAAATCCACCAACCACTGAAAGCTGAAACCATGAACTTCAACGCCGCCACCTTCCTCGACGTGACCCACGTCAGCGACCGCACCGTGCAACGCCTGGGCCACGCCGACGACATCGACCACCTGCCGCGCGTCGACGCGTCGCGCTGGACCAACCCGGTGCGCACCGCCCAGCGCGCCCCGGTCGACGCCGACGTGGCGCAGCGCGTCCAGGCCCTGGAGCAGGCCGCCGCGCGGTTCGCGGTGCGCCGCGACAGCTTCGCCGTCGGCAAGTCGGCGACCTGCCTGGACCTCGCCGCCAAGCTGGAGCGCTTCGGCTCCTTCGTCAGCGACAAGCAGGACGACTTCGCCCGCAAGCTGGTCGAGTGGTCGCTGCCACGGGCCCAGCAAGCCGTCCAGGAGGCCCCAGGAGCGCCGATCGCCCGCCTGCTGGCACCTGCCCCTGTCCAGGCCCCTGTCGTGCGCCTGGAGCGGCTGTTCGACCTGATGCAGCGGCTGTCGAAGCTGACCATCGGCGAGATCACCATCGCGCGCAAGAACCAAGACAGCCTGTGCTGGGTCAAGGTCGCCAACGCCGAGGGCGTGATGGGCAAGATCGAGGGCGGCGTGCTGTCGCTGTTCACCGGGCGCATCCTGAAGGCTGGCGTCGAGCCCGGTGCGGTCGCGGCCAGCCTGCGCATGATCGAGGCCGACCCCGAGGCGGCCGCCGCCCTGCACGGCAAGGCCAGCGGGCGCTGCAGCGTGTGCTCGCGCGACCTGACCGACCCGGCCAGCATCGAGCGCGGCATCGGCCCCGTCTGTGCCGAGAAGTTCGCCTTCTGAGTCCTACCCTGGCCGGGAGCCCCGGCCTTTTCGTTACGGAGAACTGCAATGACCAACGCCAAAGAGACCACCTACAAGCTGCGCCTGCTGCGCCAGCAACTGGCCCGCCGCAAGGCCAACCTGCTCGACCCTCGGTACGCCGACAAGACCCTGTACCCGCCCTTCGTGCCCGGCATGAGCACGGCGCTGTACATCTCGCGCTTCCAGGCCGCCAACCTGGATTTCCGCGACCGCCAGCCGGTCAGCGTGCGCTGGCTGGACTCGCTGACCTTCACCCACGCCAGCGGCCCGGCGCCGATGCTGGACCCGGACTTCATCGAGACCGTCGAGGAGGTGCTGCCGTGAGCACGCGCGGGCACACCTGCGGCCACTGCGGCTGCGTCATCGACCTGACGGGCTACGACACCACGGCACGGGACCGCTTCCGCATCTGCCGCCCCTGCGCCAACGCGGCCCAGAAGGCGCGCGACGCGGCCCGCCTGTCACGCAGCGGCAACCGGGCGAAGTCGAAGGGCCGCTCGCCGGCCTGGGACACACGCGAACTGGGGCTGGACGTGGCTGCGCACCTGGGCTCTGCCTGGGGCATTTCGTCACGCGTAACTGGAGATCGGACATGAGCACAGCCAAGACCTTGCCGGAGCCGGTGGCGCTAAGGGTGGCGCTCGATGATCTGATAGACGCGATGGAGTACCACATCGAGCAGACCCGCCCAATTGAACTTTCCACCGTCGCACTTGCAGCGGCACGCATTGCACTTGCGCAGCCGGCAGCGCCAGCCTACGTGCCGCTGAGCGACGATGAAATTGACGGTGCAGAGATCGACGCGCGAATTACCTTTATGCGCGACCTGAACTCTAGAACACCAGCCGACGCATTCGCCCGCGCCATCGAATCTCTTGTCGTGGCTCGCGTGCGCAGCGCTTGACACTCACGTGTAGACCCATGCTACAATGGGTCTCCCGTTTAAACCTTGAAGGACTGAATGATGGAACTGAACCGTGAACAGTGGCTGCAGCACGCAGCCGAAGCTATCCGCCGCGCCCTGCCCGATGTGCGCATACCTGATGTGCAGGTTTCATGCTCATGGCCCGGCGGCGGCTCGCCCGCCAAGCGCATCGGCGAGTGCTGGCCGACCCAGGCCTCGGCCGCTGGCATCAACGAGGTCTTCATCTCGCCCAAGCTGGAGGACCCGGTCAAGGTCGTGCAGGTCCTGACGCACGAGCTCGCGCACGCCGTCGACAACTGCGTGAACGGCCACAAGGCCGGATTTGTGAAGATCGGCCGCGCCATGGGCATGACCGGCAAGCCCACGTCGATGGAGCCCGACATCTCGTGGGCCACCGAGGTGGTGAACGAACTGCTGCGCACGTGTGGCGCCTTCCCGCACCGCACCGTCGACAAGAGCAAGAACGGCGTCAAGAAGCAGACGGCGCGCATGATCAAGTGCGAGTGCGGTGAGTGCGGCGCGGTGTGGCGCATGGCCCAGAAGCACATCGACGCGGCCGAGCACGGCATGTGGTGCCCGGTGTGCGGCGAGGTGTCGCAGCACGGCGAGGAGAGCGGCGAATGACTGCCAAGGCTTACTACAACGATATTGACCCCTACGCAGCGCAGTGGCTGCGCAACCTGATCGCTGCCGGCCATATCGCGCCGGGCGACGTCGATGAACGATCCATAACCGAGGTACAACCCGATGATCTCAAAGGCTACACGCAGTGCCACTTTTTCGCCGGAATCGGGGGGTGGAGTTACGCACTTCGACTTGCAGGATGGCCCGACGACCGACCTGTTTGGACAGGAAGTTGCCCCTGTCAGCCGTTTTCAAGTGCCGCACGCGGGCGCGTGGTCCGCTCGAGTGACGATAGACACCTTTGGCCGGTCTGGTTCAGGCTTATCGACAAGTGCTCTCCTGATGTTGTCTTTGGAGAGCAGGTTGCGTCCGCGACTGATTGGTTGGATGAGGTCTGCTCTGACATGGAAAGAATTGATTACGAGTTCGGGGCGATCATTTCCCCGGCTTTCGTATTCGGTGCGGATCATGCGCGAGAACGGATTTACTTTAAGAGCAACCCCGACGAGCACCGCAAACCAGGGGTGCGCTTCAATGCAGAAGCATCCAGGGTGTCGTGGGCTAGAGGTGAGCCCCGAGAATTGGCGCATGCGTATGGGGTATCCGGCAGAGTGGGACGACTGCGCGCCTACGGCAATGCGATCGTCCCCCAGGTTGGGGCGGCCTTCATCCAAGCGAGCATGACATGAAGACATGCAGCAACTGTCAACAGGAGAAGCAGCCGGCCGAGTTCTGGCCTGATCGGCGTCGCTCGGGTGGATTGCAAGCGCGCTGCAAGACATGCAGGGCTGCGTCGGCAAAGGATTGGCGTGATGCCAACAAGCACAAGGCAGCAGAACGCTATTGGTCGAATCCTGACGCCGAGCGTGAGCGCCATCTAGTGCGAAAGTACGGTGTCACTCTGGAACGCTACAGGTCGATGTTGGAGCAGCAGGGCGGCGCATGCGCGATCTGCCGCAAGACGCAGCAGCGGGCTTTCGACGTTGACCACTGCCACGCAACTGGCCGCGTTCGAGGACTGCTGTGCACGAACTGCAACCGGATGATCGGCCACGCCGCAGACGACGCCGCCAGGCTGCGCGCCGCTGCCTCCTACCTTGAGTCAATCGTCCCGCAAGTCGCGGCGGAATTCATCCGCGCAACCCAAGAAAATAGTTGACACGGGGCTGTAGACCCGTGCTACAATGTAGCCTCTGGCGCGGTGCCAGAGATTGAAACTGAAAACTGGAGAATGAACATGAGCAAGACAATGGAACTGGACCTGAG